CAACGCCTGGGAGTGGTACACCTCCGGCCCGCGTCAGCGGTTGCAGCCCGGTGGCGCGATCGTCGTGGTCATGACAAGGTGGGGAACTAAAGACCTAACTGCACGCCTGATCAAACAGCAAACCAGCCACAAAGCGGACAAATGGGAAGTGATTGAGTTCCCTGCCATCCTGCCTAGTGGAAAACCCCTATGGCCAGGCTTTTGGGGCGTGGAGGAATTGTTGTCCGTCAAGGCTTCCTTGTCACCGCAAAAGTGGCAAGCCCAGTGGCAACAGCAACCGACCAATGACGAGGGCGCGATTCTCAAACGTGAGTGGTGGCAGGTCTGGCAAAAGGAAGAACCGCCGATCGTGGACTACATTATTCAGTCCTACGACACTGCCTACAGCAAGAAGGAAACGGCTGACTATTCGGTGATCACGACCTGGGGCGTGTTCCATCCCACTGAAGACTCGGGCCCCAATCTGATATTGCTCGACGTCAAGCGTGGCAGGTGGGACTTCCCTGAATTGAAGCGGATCGCCAAGAACGAGTATGACCATTGGAAACCAGACAATGTATTGATCGAGGCCAAGGCGACGGGCGTGACTTTGCAGCAGGAGCTCAGGAAGATGGGAATCCCTGTCACCATGTACACGCCTGGTGGTAGAAGAGCCGGCACTGACAAGATCAGTCGTGCTAACTCCGTAGCTCCAATCTTGGAGGCCGGCATGGTATGGGCCCCGGACCGTGAGTGGGCAGAAGCCCTTGTTGAAGAGTGCGCCGCGTTCCCTAACGGAGACAACGACGACATGGTGGACTCGACGACACAGGCGCTCATGCGTTTTCGCTCTGGCAACTTCATTTCCTTGCACACGGATGACAAGGAAGAGGACGAAGCGTCAGACCTTGTGCCAGAATACTATTAGGGCATAAAATGCCTTGACACCACCTTTTTGTTAGGGCGAACTATGGACGGACAATATTTACCTGACGACGAAATTGACATTGATAGTCTTGCGTCGTCCGAGCCCCCTGAATATGTACCTCAGATGTTTTCTGAAGGCGGCGAGGTAGAAGAGGAAGATATTGATCACTACGCCAAAGGTGGAGACGCCTCTCTTGACCAGTCGGTTGAGACGATGAACAAATACTTGTTGGCCGACGAGGCCGACACGATGCCCACGGCCTACGCGACAACGCCCTATGGAGCCACACAGCCGACAGCGCCTGAGACGAGCACGAAGACTGCCAAGTTGATGCTCAAGCAGTTATCGACAAAGAGTGGTGGTAGCAAATCTAAGCGTTCCAAGGAAATGAGTTTGGAGACGGGAGACTTGTCTCCTGCCATTCCTGAGCTTGGCGCGCCGCAAACGGAACAAGAAAAGCTCACTCAGATTGCAAGCGCAAGAGCGCAATATGATGCTTTGGAAAAGGCGTACAAGTTAAAGGCCCAGGCCGCGCAAAGAGCAGGCAAGGGCCTGATGAAGCCGACCTTTAATACGGTGATGTTTGACCAGCCCACCTTGGAAAAGCAAGGACCCTTAATGGCAAGAACCTTTGCCAAAGGCGGCGAAGCGGACAAGGAAGACTTGCCTGGCCTGTATGGAGTTTCTGACTATGCGCGCGAAGAATCGGCGAACATGTTCCCTGAGGAAAAAGGCCAGTGGGACAGGCAAGACGCTGCAAGACACATGATGGCCGCAGCCACTTTGGCGCGCAAGTATGGCCCACGGGCCGCTGAACTTGCTGGGCAGGCGCATGAATTTAAGTCTGCTCCCATTCAGTGTATTGGCTCGAAGATGGGCATGATGAAGGAGTCGCCGGACTATGCACAAGATATCCACAATAACCGCTTAGGTATTGAACTCGCATCTAAGTCCAAGAGCCAAGAAGAACTGCGTGCCCTTGTGCGTCAGATGGCACTTCAGGCCCAGCAAGGGCAAACACCTGGCAAAGCCTCTATTGGTAGGCCCGCCGGCACACCCGACACGGTAGGCAGGTATGGTTCGCAAGGCCCTGTCAAACGCGCTGATGGAAGCACACCCCGCGGAGAACGGCTCACGCCACAACAGATCGAACAGTTGGCCGCCGACCAGGCCGCGCTCAATCAGTACTATGCTCCTAAGGCACGACCAAGCACGGGCATGAATCGCCAAAAGGGCCCGATCAGTAAGCAGCTGGACACAGGCGAAGCCTACATAAACATGGCCAAGGGCGTGACCGAGTTGCCCTACGACATTGCAGGCGCTCCCGTAGACATTGCCACCTTGCTCATGCGCCCGTTTGGTTACAGCACAGAAAAGCCCGTCATGGGAAGTGACTGGATCAAGGAGCAGATGACGCGGGCCAACGTGCGACCAGAACCTCCTGCCGACCCAACGTCCAAGGGCTTTTACACTGCGGGCGAACTCTTGTCTAACCTAACCAACCCAGCGGGCGTTACACGTGCAGGGGTCAAGGTTGCCAAGAAGACAGGGGAAGTGGCTACCGATGTGGCCAAGGACTTCCAACAGTACAACCGCCAGTTCTCCGTGCCCGGCGCGTCATATGCTGTCCGCCCCGAAGGCGGCGGTACGTCATTCACGAACGTGCAGTCCTCTGGAAAGAGCAACGCCCCCATTTCTAAGTTGGACAAGATGATTGACGCGGGAGCCAATCCAGGCATCGCAGGCCTGTCCAACGAGATGGGCGACGCCATTGAAAACTTCTGGCGCTCCAAGGGACAGAACTATTTCACTCGCCAGTACGGCACACCAAGTGATCCGATATTTAAGCAGATCATGAGCGGCCAGTTGCGCACTCCTGCTCTACAAAAGCAAATCCCTGACTATGCGATAGAGCAGACCCAAGTAGGTAAGACCAGGGTTGATCCCGTAACCGGAGAGTCAAGGTTCTATCCCAAGTACCCACAGGCGTTGGAAGACTTGACGCGTCGCTACGACGAGATGACCGGGGTCAGGGGACTGGCCTTCAATACCAAAGAGCCAATCTTTGACCCATCCTATCCCTCTACCATGGGCGACCGTGGACGCCAACTCCAGACTCAATTATCAGAGGACGTGACGGAGAAGATGGTGGCAGGCGGGATGGACCCTAACCTCATCAACCCCAACGTATCTCTGACAGGGCCACGTGGAGACGGGTCCAGCGATCTGCTTAACTACATACCGAATGAATACAAGGAACTGTACAACCTGTATAAGCAGCCTCCCGAAGAATCAAACATGATTAATCGCATATACAAGGAACTGGGGTTAAGCGAAACCAAAGTCCCTGGCGTTTTGCCTGAGAACATCAAGAGAGCGATTCAGACGAGCGAGCCAATCTACGACATCGACATGCCGTACAAGAGCGCGCTTGAAGACTTGCTGTCACCAAGGAATATCAACCAGTACTTGGCCACGTTGTCTCCAAAAGAGATTACCAAGATGCGTTTTGAGGACGTGGTTAAGAACTCGGCCAGGTACAACCTGGACATGTTCAATACACAGAACTTGGTTAACGCAGTCAAAGGTGGAAAGCGTATCCCAGAAAAAACCTGGAAGCAGGGCTTGAGTGAGCCTTTGATGAACTTTGAAAAAGAAGGACAGAACTACACCTGGCACCGCATCCTTGACAACGAAGCCACGGCACTTGAAGGCGCATACATTGGACACTCTGTTGGCGGCTATGCCAAGGGAGGCGCTTATGGTCCAAAGGAATACCGTCGCTTCAAGGAGGGCCAGGAGGTACAGGTCTACACTTTGCGCGACTCAAAAGGCAAGCCGTTTACTACTGTCCAAGTGGAAAAGGCATACACAGGGCCATTAGGTCGCGTACTCTCCGAGTCCGACATTGCGCGCGCAAAAGCCGAGGGCCGTGAACTGGGACCCATGAGTACGATTGTGAAACAGATCAAGGGCAATGGAGCCAAGACAGGTAACGTTGCTCCTAAAGATGCAGAGAACGAAGTGTTGTCCTTTTTGAAGAACTACATTAAACCAGATAAGATTGCTGAGAGCGATAGTTATCTGACTCCCAAACTGGAAGAGTTTAAGATGGACTTATCTGGACGTCCTCGTCCATAAGAAAGAGAAACCATGCCCATAGACAAAGCAGTAAACCAGGCCCCTCAGTTGGACATCGTCCTCGACAATGAGGACGAGATGCCCGACATTGAGATCGTGTTGGAAGAAGACGGCAGTGCCGTGGTCAACATGACCGAAGACGATGCCAACGAAGTTGACTTCTACGCCAACCTTGCCGAGGTCATTGATGAGGATGACTTGAGCGATATTGCCATGGATGTCGGCGCAATGTTCGAGGCTGACAAGTCGTCCCGCTCGGACTGGGAGCAGATGTACTCCAAGGGCATGGACTTGCTTGGCCTAAAGCTTGAAGAACGCACCAAGCCTTTCAGGGGCGCGTCGGGCGCGACCCATCCAATGTTGACAGAGGCCATTGTGCAGTTCCAGGCACAGGCGTTTAAGGAACTAATGCCGGCTGGCGGCCCTGTTCGCACACAAATTGTTGGCCGTGAGACGGTAGAAAAGGCCCAACAGGCCTCTCGCGTGCAAGATTTCATGAACTACCAGATCACTTCGGTGATGGAAGAGTACACACCTGAGTTTGATCAGTTGCTTTTCTACACTGGATACGGCGGTTCTGCTTTTAAGAAGGTGTACTACGACGGCCAATTAGGCCGCATGGTCTCCAAACTGTGCTTGGCCGACGATGTTTACATCCCGTACAACGGCTCAAGCGTCATGAGCCAGTGTCCACGGATCACGCACCGCATTGCAATGGACTCCAACGAGTTCAGAAAGCGCATTGTGGCCGGAGAATACCTGGATGTGGACGTGGAATCGCAGACCATGCTGCCAGATACCACTCAAATTCAGGATGCAGTGGACAAAGTTGTGGGTGTGCAGCCTACTGACGACGTTGAAGAAGTATTTTTGTTGGAAATGCAAGTGGATTTGGACATCCCTGGCTTTGAAGACAAGGACGAAAACGGCGAAGTCACCAAAATCCGCCTGCCTTACGTGGTCACCATGCTGGAAGACAGCCTGAAGGTGGTCGGTGTTCGCAGAAACTGGAGCGAAGACGACGAATTGAAGGTGCGCAAGGACTATTTTGTGCATTACGTGCTGGTCGAAGGCCTTGGCGCGTATGGCATGGGCTTTGTTCACATGGTCGGAGGCCTCTCCAAGGGTGCAACCAGTGCTTTGCGCCAGCTTCTGGACGCAGGAACGCTCTCAAACTTGCCAGCAGGCTTCAAGGCCAAGGGTGCACGGATCGCGGACAACGACAGTCCCATCCAGCCAGGCGAATGGAGAGACATTGACGCTGGCGGCGCGGAGCTTCAAGCCTCTTTGCTGCCTCTACCATACAAAGAACCGAGCCAAGCCCTGTTTGCACTGCTTGGATTCCTGGTTGACGCGGGCAAACGCCTGGCCAGCACTGCGGATATGCAGGTTGGCGACGCAAACCAGAACGCGCAGGTAGGTACAACCCTTGCATTGCTCGAGCGCGGCTCGATTGTCATGTCCGCCATCCACAAACGCCTGCACTATGCGCAAGGTCTTGAGTTCAAGATGCTGGCCAAGGGCTTTGGCGCGTACATGCCGGACAACTATCCGTACGATGTACCGGGCGGCGCGCGCTCGATCAAGAAGAAGGACTTCAACAACATGGTGGCGGTGCTGCCTGTTGCTGACCCCAACATCTTTAGCTCTGCCCAACGCATCACCTTGGCCCAAACGCAGCTGCAAATGGCCCAAAGCGCGCCTCAGATGCACGACATGTACGAGGCGTACTACCGCGTGTACTCTGCTTTGAACGTGCGGGACATCGACGGCATCTTGTTGCCGCAAAACACACAGATGCCCAAGGACCCGGCCAGTGAAAACAGCGACGTGCTCAACAACATGCGCTTGAAAGCCTTTGCCGGACAGCAGCATGACGCGCACATTGCCAGCCACTTGATGATGGGCCTGTCTCCTATCCTCCAAGCCAATGCCATGGCAGCGACCGCCCTGCAAAAACACATCCTGGACCACGTGAGACTCAAAGCGGAGGAAGCAGTGGAGGCAGAACTGTTCCAGAACTATGGCACGGACCCAGACGGCATTGTTTCTCCTATCCAAAAGGAAGGCATGGTGGCGCTGAAGATTGCTTTGTTCATGCAAGAGGTTCGGGACATGCAAAACCAGTTGTCTGGAGAGCAGGGAGACCCTCTGGTCGAGCTCAAGAAACAGGAATTACAACAGCGGGCCGACAACGACAACAAGAAACTTGCCTTGGACCAACAGAAGTTATCTCTGGACCAAGAAAAGATTGTGCAAAATGCCCAGGCACAACAAAATCGTGTAAAGTCACAAGAGAACATTGCGCAACTTCGAGCCGGTGTCGCCCGAGAGCGCATGAACGCCACACAAAACACACCACCTGCTCAAGGAGGCCGAAATGCCGCTTAAAAAAGGCTCAAGTCGCAAGACCATCAGTTCCAATATTGGCGAACTGGTAGGCACATATAAAGAAAAAGGAAAGATTGGAACCAGCAAGCCAAAGAACAAATCCGCAGCGGTGAAACAGGCCGTTGCGATTGCTTTGTCTACCGCTGGTAAATCCAACAGGCCTAGCAAGCCGAAGGAGGCCAAGAAGGGTGGCGCTTTCATGGTCGTAAAGAAGAAAGACGGCAACCGTCCGGTTGAGATATACTGAGACGTAAGCACTTGCCAACGGGTGGGGCCTTGTACCACCTGCTTTTCATGGGAATACCATGCTCGAATTTGCAGAATCAGTTGTCAAAGAATTAAGAAAGCTCCGAGAAGACTCGGAGGCTATCATTTTGAATGGCACCATCACTGACATAGAGCGATATCGCTTCATGATGGGACGCCTCGAAGGTTTAAAACTTGCCGATCAAGCTGTTCGTGATCTTTTGTCACGAAGGACTACCGATGATTTTTAACCACAGAGGAGATGCCAATGGAAGTTGAAGAGAACATGACAGCCCTGGAGCGCAAGTGGCGCGAAGAAGCTGAACTAAAAGGCCCAAGCCTTGACGATGCGTATACGGAAGACGGGTTTAACCCGGAGAAGCTTGAACAAGCTGTCCGAGACCGCATCCCTACCCCCACAGGCTGGCGCATCGCCGTCTTACCCTATCGTGGCGCGGAAAAGACCAAAGGCGGCATCGTCTTGTCTGAAGAAACCCAGAAGAAAACCCAACTTGCAACCAACTGCGGCTACGTCTTGAAGACGGGTAGCTTGGCCTATGCGGACGAATCAAAGTTCCCGCACGGAGCCTGGTGCAAGGAAGGCGACTGGATTATTTTTGGACGTTACGCAGGTTCTCGTATCCAAATTGATGGCGGAGAAATCCGAATTCTCAACGACGACGAAATCATTGGGGTTGTAAATAGCCCTGAAGATATTTTGCACATGTAAGGAGCCAAGTATGAATGAACAGCAAGAATTGGAATTCAAAATCGGCGAGGGGGAAGAACCTGTCGATATCGATATGGGAGAAGACGGCCAGTCTCCCAAGATTCAAGAGGGCGAGCAGACCCCTCACGTTGAGACAAACGGTGGCAACACTGAAAAACCTGACAACGAGCTCAACCAGTACAGCGAGAGCGTCAAGAAACGCATTGACAAGCTGACCGCTCGCCTGCGCGAGACCCAGCGTCGGGAAGAGGCCGCAATCACCTATGCACGAAACGTGCAGGCCGAGGCCCAGCAACTTCAGCAACGCATGTTCCGCACGGACGAAGAGCGCCTGCATGAAGCCAAGGGACGTATCGACACCCAGGTCGTTGCTCTGAAGCAAATCATCCGCAAAGCGCGCGAAGAAGGCGACATTGACACCGAGACCGAGGCCCAACAGCGCCTGGCGGACCTGACCTATGAGCAGCGTCAAGTGGCTGAAGAGAATCAACGCCGGGAACACTATGTAAGACAGCAACAGGCCCAGCCTGCTGCCCAAGCACAGCCTCAGTACCAACAACAACCCCAGTACCAGCAACCCGCTCAGGTGGACCCCAAGCTGGAAGACTGGATGGAGAAAAACTCATGGTATGGCCAGGACACGGTCATGACCAATACTGCCTGGGGAATCCACAAGCAACTCGTTATCAACGAGGGGTTTGACGGATCGTCAGATGAGTATTATGATGAGCTCGATAAACGCATGAGAAGCACTTATCCACGGAAATTTTCTCCTCAAGCGCAAACCAACAGTACCACCAGAAACGTGCAATCGGTGGCTCCTGCAACCCGTTCATCGGGAGTGAATAGTTCAGCACGCCGCACTGTGAGACTCTCACCGAGTCAAGTTGCGATGGCCAAAAAATTGGGCGTTCCTCTTGAGGAATACGCCAAGTACGTTAAGGAGTAAGAGATGACAGATAACCTTGTACCCACTTTAAACCGTGAATCTCGTAGCGCGAACACTCGTGACAGCGAAGCACGCCGCAAGCCCTGGGCTCCTCCTTCACGACTAGATGCTCCACCTCCTCTGGAGGGAACGAAGCACAGATGGATTCGTGCAGAAATTGCAGGTCAGGAAGATCGTACGAACGTAGCAGGAAAAATCCGCGAGGGTTACGAGCTTGTTCGTGCAGATGAATATCCTGATTTCCCTGTTCCATCTGTTGAAGACGGCCGACATGCTGGTGTTATCAGCGTGGGAGGTCTCCTCTTAGCTCGCATTCCCGAAGAGAACGTGCAGGAGCGTAATGCGTATTACCACCAACGTGCGAGCGATCAAATGCAGGCGGCTGATAATGAGTTGATGAAGAGCAATGCTCACAGTTCAATGAAGATTCAACGCCCCACACGGCAATCTCGAGTCAGCTTCGGCGGCCCCAAGGCTGCTGAATAATCTTTTTTAAAGGAATTATCAAATGGCAAACATCAATAAGCCCTTTGGTCTGCGTCCTCTCGGTAATCTCTCTGCTACTGGCGGTCAAAAACAGTACGGATACTTGATTAACGATAACCAGTCCGGAGCTATCTTCCAAGGCGACTTGGTAACCATTGACAATGGTTATCTTGTCAAATTCAACAACACGGACCATACGGCTGCTGTTGGTGTCTTGAATGGCGTAAGCTATATCGACCCCACCACAGGCAAGCCTACATGGAAGAACTACTATCCAGGTTCCGTCAACATCACCAGCGGCCAAATCGTTGCTGACGTGATCGACGATCCTAGCCAGTTGTTCATCATCCAAAACGCAGGCACTCCCACCCAAGCAAATATTGGTACCAACGCTGACATCACTGCCAGCACCACTGGTAGCACCACCACTGGTGTGTCCAATATGACCATGAGTGGCACGTTTACAGAAGCTGCTGCTGCCAATTTGAAAGCAGTTGGCTTGTGGAACGTACCGGGCAATGAGATGGGCCAATATGCCGTTCTCGTTGTGAAGATTAATGAGCACCTGTACGGCAGCACTGGCACGCCGGGCTTCAGTACCTAAGGAGAACATAAATGGCAATTTCCCGCGCACAACTCGTTAAGGAACTTGAGCCAGGCTTAAACGCCTTGTTCGGCCTCGAGTATAAAAACTACGAAAACCAGCACACCCAAATCTATTCAATCGAATCTTCAGACCGCGCGTTTGAAGAAGAGGTGATGGAATCGGGTTTTGGTGAAGCTCCTGTGAAGACTGAAGGCTCTGGCGTCGCGTACGACCAGGCGCAAGAGGTTTACACAGCGCGTTACACCCATGAGACCATTGCTTTGGCCTTCTCCTTGACTGAAGAAGCCGTAGAGGACAACCTCTATGACCGCCTTGGCGCTCGCTATACACGTGCTTTGGCACGCTCTATGGCTCAAACCAAGCAGATCAAAGCTGCTGCCATCCTGAACGGCGCTTTCACTACCTCTATCGGTGGCGACGGTGTTGCTCTGTGCGCAACCAATCACCCCACTTTGGGTGGTCCTAACTTGTCCAACACACTGGCAACAGCTGCGGACTTGTCTGAGACCTCCTTGGAGCAGGCGTTGATTGATATCTCTGCGTTCACCGATGAGCGTGGCTTGAAGATCGCTGTTCAAGGCTTGAAGTTGATTGTTCCTAAAGAGTTGCAGTTCACGTCAGATCGGATTTTGAAATCCACTCTGCGTACTGGAACTGCGGACAACGACATCAACGCCGTTCGCAACATGGGCATGGTTCCTCAAGGCTACACAGTCAACAACTTCCTTACCGATCCAGACGCATGGTTTATCAAAACCGACGCGCCTAACGGCATGAAGATGTTCACACGTGTGACCCTGAAAACCGGCTTTGAAGGCGACTTCGATACTGGTAACGTCCGCTACAAGGCACGTGAACGCTATAGCTTCGGCTTCAGCGATCCACGCGGCTTGTTCGGTTCGCCCGGCGCGGCCTAATGGTCGAGTAAACGGAAAAAGGGGCCTTGTGCCCCTTTTTCTTTTGGTGTATATTGGACACATTCCGGGGTTCTCCGGTGTATCTGACAGTCCCGGCTGACGACATGCAGACAGATACGCCCCAACTTGCATGTAAGGAAACTAATCATGGCTTTAACCACCTTCACTGGCCCAGTACGTTCGTTGAACGGTTTCATCACGGGCACTGGCGCTACAGTAACTGAACTGTCTGCCGCTACCGCTTCCCTAGACTTTGGCTCCATTGCTACGCTTGCACAAGCTGATCTGACAATCACTGTCACTGGTGCCGCTGTTGGCGACTATGTGACCTTGGCATTGCCTGCCGCGCCCACCGCTGGCATCGTGTTCAATGCATTTGTTTCAGCTGCCGACACAGTTACTGTGCGCGCAACCAACGCAACTGCCGGTTCGATCAACCCCGCTGCGGCTACTTACGGCGTGCTTGTTATCGCTGCCGCCTAATAGGAGGCCAACATGAGCTATAGCAACATCCAGTCAGCGTATGCGACTGGCACTGCTCAGATGGTTAATGGCAGAAGCCGCTTGGTGGGTATTTACTTCACCTCTACAGCGGCCGCTACCATGACCTTCAAGAGCGGAGGTGCCAGCGGTACTACACGACTGACACTGGCGTCACCATCTGCTGCCGGGTCAGACAGCATTTTGCTGTCTGAAATGGGGTTGCTCTTCGAGAGTGGCATCCATTTAACCGTGAGCGGAGCGGCAATCACCAGCGTCACTTTGTTCTTTGAGGGCGGGGCAACTGCGTAATGGCCTCCAAAGGCATGGGCATCAAAACCTCGGTAAAGAGCGGTAATTTCCGCCCTACCAAGGCAGGTGCAGGCATGACCAAAAAAGGCGTGGAGGCCTTTCGCAAAGCCAACCCTGGCAGCAAACTTAAAACAGCGGTGACTTCCAAGAATCCGACTGCGGCAGAGGCAAAAAGGCGTGCGTCTTATTGCGCTCGGTCCGAAGGCCAGATGAAGGATTTCCCTGAAGCTGCCAAGGACCCCAATAGCCGTTTACGTCAGGCGCGAAAGCGCTGGAGATGCTGATGCAAGTTGTTGAAGTATGGGCAGGCGGACTAACTCTCTTACTTGGAATCCTTGGCTACGTGATGCACGAGAAATTCCAGGAGTTGGCTCGCATAAGCATTCTTCTTAACAAGACAAGAGAGGAGGTAGCGCGTGATAACGTTACTCAAGCAGAAGTGGACAAGGTTATGGACCACATTGACCAGCGTTTTAACAAGCTGGAAGAAAAAATTGACAGACTTATTCAACACTCGAAATAAGGAGCAGTGATGGCAACAACTACAAAAATGAAGATGGTCATGAAGAACGGCAAGAAGGTCCCAGCCTTTGCTGCCGACAACATGGGCAAGATGAAGAAGGGTGGCATGGCAGATAAAGCTGGACGTGCTATGAAGACTAAAACCAGTGACTCTATGGGTCGCGCAATGAAAAAGGGGAAATAACATGGCTGGACGTGGAATGGGCTGCGCAACGCGCGGCGGTGGTGCTGTTGAGAGCGGCCCCGCAAACAAAATGATCTCTGAGACAAGCAAAACTACTGGCGTTCCTATGATGAAGAAAGGTGGCATGGCCATCAATCAACACAAACGGATGGCCATGGGCATGATGAAGGGTGGCAGCGCCAAGAAGATGATGAAGGGCGGAGCCTGCTAAATGACCACTTCAGGAACAACAACCTTTGATCTGTCGATTGACGATCTGATCGAAGAGGCATTTGAGAGATGCGGCATACGTGGCACAAACGGCTACCAGCTGAAGTCTGCGCGTCGCTCTCTCAATCTGTTGTTCCTGGATTGGGCAAATAGAGGTCTCAACCTTTGGACAATTGAGCAAGCTACCTATGCCATAACCCAAGGTATCAAAGAGATATCCTTGGATACTGACACAGTTAATGTCTTGTCTGCTGTCATTCGAGACCCTTCACAGGGCATCTTGACGGACATCACCATTGACCGTATCAGTCGCTCTGAGTACCTCAACATACCTGACAAGACTTCGCAAGCAAGGCCTGCTCAGTATTATGTGCAGAGAACGAATGTTCCCAAGGTGTTGTTCTATCCGGCAGCGGACCAGAACTACACGTTTGTGTACTACAGAATTCGTCGCATCCAAGATGCTGGTGCGTATACCAACACATCAGACGTCAACTTCAGATTCTTGCCATGCCTGACATCAGGACTGGCATACTACATCTCGCTCAAGTACGCGCCCGAGCGCACAGGCGCGCTCAAGACCATTTACGAAGAAGATTTCCTACGCGCCGCGATGGAAGACAGAGACACTGCCAGCGTTAACTTCGTTCCTGACTTAGGGGTGTAACGCATGGCCTTCGCAACAGGTAAATTTTCATATGGCCTGTGTGATTATTGCGGACAGCGATATGAGTACAACGTGTTGCGTAAAAACTGGCGTGGATTTAAGGTCTGCCCAGACGATTACGAACCAAAAGAGCCGCAACTCGAACCTTTGAAATATAGAGGCGATGCAATCGCCCTTTATGAGCCAAGGCCAGATAGAATTGAGCCTGTATCTGTCTTTGTAGGGGCACCAGGTTTTTCAGCTTTCCAAAGTTTTGGAACGGCGAGAAACACCAACGATATGCGTCCCTACATAGAGGATAAGGCCTTGATTGCTCAAGGAGTAGTTGGCTCTGTAACGGTGGTGATTTCATGACGTACAACGAACTTGTAACCAACATACGTAACTACACAGAGGTAGGGGCTAATGTCTTTACTGACGCGGTAATAAACGTGTTTATTACTTTTGCAGAAAATCGTATTTTGCGCGACATTGACTTAGATGTGTTTAAGCTTGAAGTGACAGCTAATTTAACAGCTAACAACAGGTTTTTAACTGCTCCTACTGATATCTTGACGCATAGATATCTCATAGTTACATCGGGAACAGATCAAATTTTCTTGGATTTTCGAGATACTTCTTTTATGAAAGAGTATTGGCCTAATGGGGCTACGACGGGTATTCCAAAATACTATTCGGTGTGGGATGAAAACACTTTCTACATTGCTCCTACCCCAAGTTCTGCTTTAGCGGTTGAACTAGGCTATATCTATCGTCCTCCACAGCTTTCCTCCACGAATACTACGACATGGATCAGTACAAATGCCCCAGAGGCGCTCTTCTATGCTTGTTTAATCCAAGCGTATAGCTACACTAAAGGGCCACCTGACATGATGGCTACCTTTGACGCAAGTTACAAGCAGTCCATTCAAGGACTTGGCATCGAGCAACAAGGCCGTCGCCGTCGTGATGAGTATCGTGATGGCATGGTACGTGTTCAACTCAAATCGGAGACCCCTGGACCATGATAGGCACTCAATCCCCTGTGTTATTAGGCAGCGTAAGCGTCGCTACCACCAATGGACGTGGCTGGACTCCGGATGAGTTGGCCGATCGGGCTATTGAAAAGATTATTTACGTTGGAAGTGAGTCACATCCAGCGATTCGAGACCAAGCGGTGGCTTTTCGAGGCGCTGTGCGGTCCGTTATCAAGGCCTATCTCGAGGAAGCCGTAAATCAAGATAGGGCAACTATCGCAATTCGCCTGCACGAAGCAGGACATTCCAACCTCGTTCATTTGTTAGGAGATTAAAAATGGCATTTTCAGGAAATTTCATGTGCACCAGTTTCAAAGTGGAACTGATGAAGGGGGTGCATAACTTCACGACCACCACCGGAAACACTTTTAAGTTAGCCATGTATGACAATAGTGCCTCTTTTACGGCGGCAACAACTGCATACACTGCTACCAATGAGGTGGCTGCATCAGGTTCGTATTCCGCTGGTGGAGGCACGTTGACTAACATCACGCCGACATCTACTTCGACCACAGCTTTCACGGACTTCGCTGATTTGTCGTTCACCAGCGCCACAATTACGGCCTTTGGGGCGATGATTTACAACGATTCTGCCGCAGGTGACCCTTCGGTATGTATTTTGGATTTTGGTGGCTCAAAGAGCTCTAGTGCGGGCACTTTCACCATCATCTTCCCAACTGCTGACGCAACGAACGCAATACTTCGTATTGCCTAAGAGGCGTAAGTGGCCGATGTACGGATTGCACTTGGTGGATATGGCAGTCAAGCCTGGGGTGAGGCCCCGTGGGGTGAGGGTGCGGTCACGCTGTCTGCAACAGGGCAGGTCGGCTCGGTTACAGCACAGTCGGACGTTATTGTCAGTGTTACCGGCGTCTCTGCAACAGGCCAAGTTGGTACAGTTACTGTCACT